CAAAAACAAGCATCAATAAAAGCTGATATTGTAGAAAAAAAGACAACGCTGAGATTTAAAAAAAACTAAAAAGCATAAAAAAAGAAGTTTTAAAGGTGTTTTATTTATGTTTTTTTGAATTCTAACAGGTCTTAAATCAAGTAAAGATTTAAACCTAAAAAAGAAAGTAAATATTTATTTTTACAACTAGAAATAAACCTAAAATTTAAAATATAAGCATTAAATGATTCTCTGGCTAAATCATCGCGTTGATTGTAATTATACTTTTTACAAAAAGTTAAATAATTCATTAATAAGATGCTACCATTTGTGGCTCTGATTCAATTGGGTCTGGTGCTTTATTGAATGGATTACAATAGACATCATAAATCAAGGTACTTCTTGCTAATTTTGCATGACAATCATTAACATAAACAACCTTATAACCGATTCTCTTAGGATTAACTATTTCACCACTGTCATTAGTAAAACAATAAGTAAAATCTCCATTTGTAACATAGCTAAAACAATTAATATAAATAATTCCGATGTCAGAATCTTTTAAATCTGTCTTAACTTCTACAAATGACTTAATTTCTTTTTTAATTTTAGGAATTGTTCGTTCAATTGTTGGTTTTATTACAGTTTTTTCATTGTTCACTGTTGGTTTAATAAAATACATAACAGCAAAAAACAAAGCGCAGGATGTAGCTGCAATTAATTTATAATCTAATTTAAAATTAAACCTTACCTTTGGCTTAGGTTCTTTAACTAAAACCATTCCAGTTTTAGGTTTATTAAAATAATGCTTACCTATAGATGAAAACATTGATCTGTCATCTATTTCAATCATTTTGCCTTTTTGACCCTCAGAAAAACGAACATCTTTTTTAAAAACTTGACCTGTTTTATAACAATTATGTAAATCATTACGTTGAAATTTAAGGCGGTAAGAAAAATATTCTTTAGATTTAGATTTACCGTCATAAAAAAAAGCAAAATGACCTTTTCCATACATTTTCATGTATAAAGGTTTTATTAATAAATTCCAAACTTGACCAGGGTATAAATTTTCATTTGAACGACAACTAATAATCCTATCAACTACCGTATCCCTAATTTGAGCATCAACAGCATCAAAAGATTGACCAATAAAATATAAATCCCAACCTTTTTTTCCTGATAAAACTATCCAATTTATAACTTTTAATCTATCTTTATCATTCCAACTACGACTATTAAAACTAGTTAATAATTCATCTAAAACAACTACACCATTTTTGTTTTCATCATAAGTATCTGGCTCATCTTCATTGAGTTCAGGATAAGCATTGCCAAGTGAAAAAAGGTCTTGTGAGCGTGGAAAATCGGGGATTCTAGTATAATAAGCTTTTGTGTTGTCTGGGCATAAATTTTCAAGAAACAAGTCAAGATTAGTTGCTACACGTCTGCCCTCGTTTAAATACTCTTGGATTTTGCCAACAGCAAATTTTGATTTGCCTGAGCGTCTACGACCTTCTAAAAATGATGCTGACATTACGCGCTAACCTTTAACATTAATAACTTTTCTTTCATTCTAAAAACAAAAGCAGCTGTATGCGCTGTGCTAATAATACCTATACAAGTAGCTGTATTAGATGGAAGTAAAGAAAGACCCGCCATGAGCATGCTATCAGTGGGGATAGAAGTAGTTATACTTGATAATAAACCTGTAATAACGGCAATAAAAACCGCTGTAATAGCTAGAAAAACAGCAATATAAGCGATTGAAAAAGCCGCTTTACGCGCTAAAAATATTGTAAATAAACTTGTTATACCACTAAAAATAGTGCCTAAAAACGCCGCTATAACACCCATATTAATTACCTTTTAAAGTTTCACTAGCTAAATTAAAAACATACAAACCCGTTAATACATAAAAAAGCCAAAGTAATAAAGGGTGAATATATTGATTATAAGGAGGGCAATGTTTATCAAAAGTAATCATGCGCTGAACACCGCCAACGCTAGTATTTAAACTAAAACCAGTACAAGTACCTAACGGTAAATCTGGGAATAAACTGGCAAAGGTCGGAAAATCTGGAACATCAAAATTAGTAACATCATCAGTAAGTGAAGTTATAAAATCAGTTTCACTTTGCTGTAAATCATTAACATTATTATCAATTTTTACTAATTCTAATTGGGCTGCATCATTAAACTGATTAAAATACATATCATTAGATTGTTCATATTCAGTTTGTGAAATTGTGTCATCTTCGGGTATTTCAACATTAACCGTTATATTTTGATTAGTTACTGGTGCATTAGGGTCAACAGGTTTACTTGCTGCACCGTCTGAAATTTCATTAGGGTTAGATAAATCATTTGTTGTCGGGTCTAAAAAAGGGTTTCCTTTTTGAAGCGAACTGATCGCAGCTTGAGTAGGTGCAACCATATCAGCAGGAACATAATTAGGCATATTAGTGTTACTTGTTTGATGATTGTTTGATGCAACAGATTTTAAATAATCATTAAAAACAGGACTTACATTAGGTTGATTATAAGATTCAATAGATTCAGGGCTTAAATTGATATCATTAGAGTGATCTTTGAAAGCGTCCCAAATCGGTTCTTTTTGAATTTGGTCATTAGCAAGAACCTCAGCCATTGAAACATTAGCAGATTGTTGAGGGGTGTAATCCTCAAAATCTTGAGGTTTTACACAATTATTAATTTCACCATCTGAGCCAAACAAAGGATGCGTACTATCTGGAGATGAGGAAGGAGGACAAGATTTAATAATGCCCAAGGAAACAGGAGTACCACCAACATTTCTAAAAACAGAACGTAAACCACCAAAACCCTCAAGATGGACCTTAATTTCTATACTATTAGTAGAGATATTATAACTACCGTCAAAAGTACAATCTCCACAAGTATGTCCACTTTTAACCGATAAAGTAACATCAGAAACAAGGTTTAGGGCACAAATAGATTTAAACTCTAATATTGAAGGAAGATCACCATTGCCAGAAATAGTAGAAGAAAAACCAGAAGAATTACAGGTTCCTGCCCATTCTGTATTAAAATCAGGAGATGAATAAGGCATATCACCAGACTTTAAAGCAGGTGAACGCCATTCATTATTTTCATCTTGAAAAAAATCTAAGGCGGCAAGCGCAACAAGTGCGTAAGGACTTTTTTTAGCTAATTGTCTACCAAGAGACAAAGCCGTAGCGGGTTTAAATGTAGCAAAAGCAAATTTGCCATTAACTGTTATAGCTGCTTTCATTCTTGCAGCTGTACTGCCAACACTGCCCGCAGGAGTATAATATTTAGGCGGTGAACCAATAGGTTTAAAAGTCTTATATGAAGCAAAAGAAAAAAAAGAAGTGAGAAAAAGTGTAAAAAAAACAAATAAGCGCATAACGAATACCTTTTAATGCAAAACGCCCAAGCCCCTAAAGGCACTTGGACGAATCGCATTAAATAAAATTAACCTCTAGCACCTTTACCGATAAAGCTAGATAACAAGCCGAAACCTGCTTTCGCTGCTTTAACTGTACCAAATATTGCAAAACCTGCCGCAATTGCAATACCTGCATCTGCTAAAACATCAGTCACAACACCGTCAACAAGAGATTGATCTAAGGCAGCATTAGCGGAGCCCATAGCAACAAAAGAAACACCGATAACACTCGCTTTTAAGGCGTTAGCCTTTTTTATTAAATTTTTCATTTTTTACCCTTACTATTATTAAAATGTCCCAGAGGAACGGTCTATCATCACCTTAAAAAAGGCGTGAACTTTGCCAGCTGCATATCCTGTTATCCAAGATAAAAACAAATAACCAGATATTGCAGAAAAACTGATTTCAATCACGTCTATCACCTACCGAATAGCCATGTATAAAAGCCATAAAAACACCAAAAAAGATAAAAAATTGAATTAGATATTCAAATTGAGTTATCCCAGTGGTATTAGATGAGTTTATTGCCTCAATTATTTGAGCTAATTGAGACGGGTCGAGTTCGAACGTTTCCATTAAGCGGTTTTCTTCATTTCTAAAGAATTTAACAATTGAATACTTGAGCCACGAGGCATAAAGCGAGATAACCACGCGCCATTTTTACCACCTTTTCGAGCATCAAAACGCGTATAAATAATTACTTGCTTATCTTTTAATTGATTACAAAGCGATTGAACGCGCTGTACATCATCTTGTGATATATCAATGGTGATAACTTCCGTTTGTTGAAAACCATTACCATCTAAATAAGGATTAGTTAATAGAACGCGGTGGTTAAACTTGTTAGGGTCATTACTCCAAGGCTGAGAGATAAAGCCGTGCATAATGCCGACGCAAAAAGTACCGTTTTGTAATTCAATCATTTATAAATTCCTTAGAGTTTAAAACTCTTATGTCGAGTTCTTGGCAGCATGGACAGCAAACCAAGGTTATAGAAGAGATAGAATAAATATCTAACTCCAGTTCACTACCTACCCAGTCACAAACTGGACAAGTAAAAAAAAATTGTGTGGTATAAGGTTGATTAAATATATTTCTTTGACTTTGTAGGTACTTGTAAAAACCATCTTTATGTTTCATGTTAAGCCACCAATCTTAAAGGGTTAGTTGAAGGCATTTGATACCAATTAGGAGGGGTAAGCGTTTTAACAACAACCT